CACCATGAACCAGTACGCCGTCATAGGTCTACTCGCGATCGGTATCCTGCTCGTCATCGGAGGTATCGTCCTGTCCATCACCGGATCGGAAGGCCCCGAATGGGTAGGTAAAACGATCGCCATAATCGTAGGTGCGCTCATAACCATCGCCGGCGCCGCACAACTCCGCCACGAATAGCCACCATGATCCCGCACACCTGTACCCCGCCCGACTGTTTCGGTTGCAAGATCAAAACTCTCCAGCTCCGTTCACGTACGGCCTTCCAACCGCATTTTAACTATTCCGTCGGCGCTTATGTCACCACCGAGCAGCAGTTTAAGGACACTCTCGCACGACGGGCAGAAGAAAACACTATCCAAACCGGGACCTACCACAACTATGAAATGCGGGACCCGGGAGAACTGTCGCAAGTGCCGTACCCTGACCACGACGACATCCTAAACACCCGCGCACGGATAATCAACGATGCCCTCCCCGATACCTAGCTCGCGTGTTCAAGGCCCGCCGCAGCATGGTGACAGCGAGTTCTGGGATGCGACCGTCAACCAGTGGGTGTTGGCGCCAGCCTCGTCGGGTGGTGGCGGCCCGCCTGTCGACGTCGCCTACACTCACTCGCAGAACATCGCCTCCGCAACATGGACAATCGTCCACAACCTGTCGTTCTACCCTAACGTATCGGTGGTCGACTCGGCTGGAACCCAAATCTTCCCCGGTTCTATCACCTACCCTACCCCTACCACGATAACTATCACTTTCACGTTAGCTATGGGCGGTTTCGCGTACCTGAGCTAGGAGACTCATGCCATCTTTCTACGGTGCTGTCTCGCTGCAAGGCAACTACATTGACATGGTCAAAGGCGAGGTGCGTAACGCCGTCGTCCAAAACCTTGGCTCAGCTCCGGCGTCCCCGTCCAAAGGCCAGCTGTACATGGACACCGGCACCAACAACCTGTACTTTTACGACGGTACAGCATGGGTGTCGACCCGCTCGGCAGGCTCGCTTACCCCCGCCTCGACCGTAACAACCCAAGCTGTCGCCGACGCCCCTGTTGTCGGCGTATCCACGAACTATGCCCGTGAGGACCACAAGCATGGCCGTGAAGCGTTCGCCGCCCCCACGGCAGAAACAACGTTCGGTGCGGCCTCCGCGGCAGGCTCCGCCGCTACCCTCCCCCGCTCAGACCACCAGCACGGCAACCCCACCCACGTTAACGCCGACCATGCCGCTATCGCCCTGTCCGCCCTCGGTGTTCCCACCGCAGCCGTCAACTTCAACAACCAGAACATCAACAATGTCGCCGACCCGACCACCGCCCAACAGGCGGCAACCAAAAACTATGTGGACAACTCGATCGCCGGCCTGTCGTGGAAAGCGGCGGCCCGTGTCGCGTCGACCGCTAACCTGGCGCTCACCGGTCTAGTCGCCGTCGACGGTGTGACCGTCGCCGCTAACGACCGTGTGCTGGCCAAAAATCAGACCACAGCCTCCCAGAACGGCCTGTATGTGGCGGCGTCCGGGGCGTGGACCCGCACCACCGACGCTGACACCGCCGCCGAACTCCTCCAGATGGCCGTGTACATTCAGGAAGGCACAACCCTGGCCGACACCGCCTGGGTTTGTACCACCAACGCCCCCATCACCATCGGCTCCACCAACCTCACCTTCGCCCAGTTCTCCGGTGGCGGCACCTACACGGCAGGCAGCGGCCTCAACCTCGCCGGCAACGTGTTCTCCGCTGTCGCCGGCACAGGCATCACTGTCGGTGCCAGCATCTCGATCGACACCACCATCACCGCCCGCCGCTACGCGGCCGCTCTCACCGGTACCGCCTCACCCGAAACCGTCACCCACAACCTGAACACCACAGACGTGCTCGTCGCGGTCCGCAACTCGTCCAACCAGTTCGTCGAGGTAGACTGGACCGCCAACGGTGTTAACACCATCCAGCTGACCTACAACCCTAACCTCGGCGCAGGCTGCCGCGTCGCCGTCCTCGGCTAACCGTGCCCCGCTCGTACGGTATCACCAACGCCAACCCGTACTCTACCGCCCCCTCGGTAGGGTTAGCAGGTGACACCTACTATAACACCGCCAACAAACTCCTCTACCTGTCAGACGGCGCCGCCTGGAACCCTGACCGTTTCCCGTGGACGTTCACCCAAACCCTGTCCGCCCCAACCGCCGCCTCGTCCCCGTACACTGTCACCCACAACCTGAACACGACCACCCCCATTGTCGCCATATGGGATGCGGTCACAAACCAGCTTGTTGGCGCGCAGGTCGCAATCTCCTCCGCTAACGCTATCACCGTCTCCGTCTCCGCGAACATGCCGAACAACGTGAACGTGGTGGTTGTAGGCGGGCCGGCCGCGCCCGCCCCGGTCAACCCTGGCGACTATGCCACCAAAACCTATGTCGACGCCCGCACCACAAACCTGCCCGCGCCGGTCACCTCAGGCGGGTTCCAGTCGTTCACCGACACCCTCGGCGACGTATGGGTGGCGAATAACACCATCGCGTCCGGCGCCTGGAAACGCGCCCGCGACGCCCTCCACTGCCGCGTGTACCGCACCGCCCCTCTCAGCCTCAACGCTGGCACCCTACAACCGTGTCAGATGGACACCGTCTACCAGGACACGTGGGGTATGTCGGACGGTAACGGTGTCGCCTTCAAGATCACCGGCAACTTCAACATCTCAGGGCAGCTTGCGTTCACGGCCACCGCCGCAGCCCAGTTCATCCTGACCCGCATCTATGCTGGCCCGTCAGGTGCCGAGACGATGATAGGGACAGCCCAGAACTATTCGGCGACCACCAGCGGCACCATATCAGCAGGTTTATCGTTCTCCCACATAGTAACGAACACGGCCGCGCACGTTATCCTCCAGGCGACCGGTAGCGGCACACAGGCTATGCCGGTAGGCGCCGTCTACTGGCTGTACCTCTCCGTCGACTATCTAGGAACCGGATGACATTCGCCGAGTACGCCCGCATAACCAGCACCGTCGATCCGGTCAACCCGCAGGATGTGGCGACCAAAAACTATGTGGACGGTCGCACTCCAGCTTCGTACCCTCGCGGGTTTCTCGGAGTGTTGAACGGACCATCCGTACAGACTGACTGTAGTAGCACCAACACACTACTCGTTGATCTTGTCGTGCCAGTAGTTAATAACCGTCACTACCGCGCTACCGGGTATGGTAGAGGTGCTCAGGTTACCGCGACCGGAATATCCCAGTTCATATTCGCCTCCCCTAGCGCTATCACCTGGGACAGCACCCAGTCGTCCGCGCTATACATCACATACTCTTCGTCTCTGGCGGTAGGTGCAACGTTGCTAGGTACTGGTGTCTACTCGTTCGTAGCCAACACCACAGGCAATGTCAATATCCGCGTATGGGGATCGTCCAATGCCGGTGCGCTTCGCGTAGCCGCTAATAACTGTTTCTGTTTCGTCGAAGATATGGGCGGTTGAAATGTCCTTCAAGTCGCAAGCGCAGCTAGAATCCGACACTTGGTTCCAGCAGCGGGTCCGTGCCTGCACAATCCAACAGTCTGAAACATATAAAGACGACGGTCGCCCTGATATAGCCGCCACTGCCACCGCGATCCTAACCGATGCTAACGTCAATATAGGTTTCACGTTTCTTCGTATGGCTGCCGCTGGACCTCTGATCGCAGACAAGGTAGACTTAGGCGACGGTACTATAGACTCGACGCTGATCACGGACGTTGACATCCTCGCTCTAGTCCAAAACCAGTTTCCGACGATAGCAGCTATGTTCTACGACTCTACCGGTACACCCAAACCCTAGAGGTACACATGCCGACCGCACCGTCTGCATCACCCATATCGCATGCTATCGACATCTCCCTCTACCCGAAAACGGACATAGAGAAGGTCAACTATCTTCGCAACCTGTTCATCCAAGCCCGCGACGCCAAACGCCAACGGTACGACTCGTGGCTGAGAAACTACCGCCTCGTCCACAACCGCATCAGTGGCTCGACCTACACGTCCTGGGCACCACAGCCCCGCGACTCGGAGATATTCCCGCTGCTCTCTGCGTGGGTTGGGTGGATGACCGACCAGCAGCCGGAGATAATCTTCTTCCCAACCGCCGAACCGTTTTCGAAGTTCTACTCTTTCGTAACTAAAGTCGCCCAGGATCTCAACTCCCTCTACTCGACCAACTACGCGGCCGAAGACTACGAAACCCACCTGAAAATGATCCTGTGGGACGACTGCATGTACGGGGTTGGTATCGCCAAGAACGTGTGGGATAACGGCGCGTCAGGAGGTGCCGGAAATGCCGTCATACGAAGAGTCGACCCGTGGTCTTTTTACCCGGACCCGTTTGCAACATCTATGCTCGACGCCGAATATTTCGTTGAGGCCCGCCGCGTCTCGTGGAACCAGCTTTACCGCATGTACCCGCAAACATCTCGTATGCTTCGTAGCGCAACCACATCCCTTGACGGGATCGACGAACGTCCCAACATTTACACTGACGGTAACGCCCAGCCCAAAGCGCCGTTCCTCGGCCAGCTCGGCTCTAACTCGACTGTTTGGAATCGCAGTAACTCGTACAAGCGCGGCTATGACCCTCTCCCTGGATATGTCGTCTACGAATACTGGCTGAAAGAGAACTGGCAGAACGAAGACATGCCGCCAGTCGACGAAGTACCGTGGGGTAACGAGAAGTTCGCGCAATCACGCTGGAAATGTGTGGTGGTGTGCAACTCGTTCATCCTGTTCGAAGAATGGGCAGACGAACTATGGGACCATGGCACACACCCGTACAGCGAGTTCCGCAGCGACAACATAGGAGAGTTCTATGGCATATCACTTGTTGACCATCTCGCCTACCCGCAAATCTATATCAACCGCCTACTCACCGCCGCACAGCATAATACAGAACTTGTCGGCAATCCGATCTTTCTTGAACCGACTAACTCTGGACTGGGACGAGTGGGCATCATTAATCGCCCAGGCACACGACTACCCATCTCCAATCAGACCGCTGCGGCCGGGGGTAACTTCCCCCGCTGGCTAGACCCACCTAACCTGCCGACCGCCCTCATGGACCTGGTCCGCTTCTGGATTGAGCGTATGGAGAACATCATGGGGTTGACCGGCGTACAGAAAGGCCAAGTCCCGGCCCAACGCTCCGCCGAAGGAGTCATACAGTCCGTACAAGAAGCGGCCATGGTCCGCATCCGCTCGGCCATGACCAACTACGCCAACATGCTCCGCGACAGTGCCTACAAGATCGCCGACCTTATCTGCCAGAACTTCACCGAGGCCCGCACTGTCGCCATTCTCGGCCCTAACGGCCAGTACGCACCCTTATTCCTGTCCGGCCACCACTTCTATGACCCGGCCACACACGGTCAGACCCCGCTAAAGTTCGTGGTCCGCGCCGAGGCTGGAGCCAACAAACCCACCTCCCGCAACGCCCGCATGCAAGAAGCAGAACGTCTGTACGCACTCGGAGCCGTCGACGACCAGTATGTGCTCGACACCCACGGCATCCCTGACGCTAACGAACTCCTCGCCCGCCTCTACGAGAAACGTATGAAGGGTATCGTCGGCGGGTCGGGCGGGGCGCGGCAATCTACCGGTCGTGGGCGCTAAGAAAACTATCATTGACCCCCTCTTGACGATGTGTTAGGAGTCGCATTATGGCTGGTAGCGGCATGCACAACCCGGATCAGGTCACTTCCGAGGGCCACACCCGCCCTAACCCTTCCGGTTGGAGCGGGGGACGCGAGGACTTCGAGACGGTCTGGACCTTGAAAGGCCACAAACTCCCGCCAACCGACCTCGACTCGGCCGCCGAGATAGCGAAAATCACCCGCAACCACAACCGTCTACACGATGCACCAGGCTGGTGCGATTAAGGGAGGTCCTAGACGTGTATCCCCGTCAACCCACCGCAGGAGGGAGGTAACCATGGCTCGTCGTGGACGTCGTCACCACCGGAAGTAGGAGGATAAGGTGGCAAGAGACATATCGGCGGTGGTCGGGGGTGGCCTTGTCACCCCTAACATCCCCCCAGGTGGCAAACGGGGAGGACGCGGTGGCCGCCGCTCGCGCAGAAAGTCACGTCGCAGATAGTTTGGCTAGACCCCCGGCCGGGAATCCCGCCTTCCGGCCGGGGGTCGCCAACAAGGAGCCGCAATGGCATTCAAAAAAGGTCGCAGAACTCGTGTAGGACTTGATCTCAAACGCGGCGGTGGCCGCAAAAGGAGCCGCAAATAATGCCCGCAGAACAGCTGCCCCGCAAAGGCACCAACCAGTTTATGCGAATGGGCCACACCGCCGGGGCGTACGGCAACGACCCGTCCAAAGACCCCCGCGGAGAACCGGCAGACAAGCCCCGCGAACTCAAACCATGAGCGACACCTTTCACACCATCGCCGACCAGCTAGACGCCATCGCCCAAACAGTCCGCGACCTCGGCGACCAAGTCCATCTTGGTACGTACACGGTCGGTGAACCGCCACCGGACGAGACAACCCCTTCGGAGACCACGTCCGCGTCCAAGACCACCAAATCTAGCTCGTAATGCCACAAGGTCGGGGTGGGCGTGGGATCAGCGGTGGCGCATATTCGATGCCGTCGGTCATGGACGCCATGGCCGAGGTCGTCCAGATCCTGTCGCAAGCCAAACTGCTCCCCGACGCCCCCGCCTACATGCCGCTCATACAAGCCCTCGAAACGGCGGTCATCCAGATCGTCGACACCATGCGAAAGAAGTCGGCGGCGCAGATGGCGGGCGCCCAACCTCCGGGCGGTGGCGGGCCTGCACCCGGTATGGGAGGACCGCCGGGCATGGGACCGCCGGGCATGGGAGGTCCACAAGGTCCGGGTGCTGGTGGGCCTGGAGGCCCGGGCGGCGAACCCAACCAGATCGCCCCGGGTGGAGGCCCGGGCATGGCCGGGTTTGGCACCCCCAACCCTGACGAGCTGCGCCGCACCCTGGCCGGGCCGGCGGCGGTAGGAGGCATGTCGTGAGCGACCTGGCTGGCCTGTTCCCCAACCTGGCCCGCGCCCTCGACGACTGGGACGGCCGCAAAGCCGCCGGTGACGGCCACGACGACCCGTCCCATGCCGGTGTCACAGACCAGCAGATCGAGGACTACCTCCAGTCGATGGGGTCACTTCGTGCCCCGCTGAACCCGGTCGTGTCCGGCCAGCAGACACCGCCCACCCCAGAGTTCGCCAACAACGGCCGCAGCATGCCCCCCGGCCGCTCGTACATGGAGGACCCGGACCCGGCCGCGGTTCAGGGCGACACCGCGGTCGCCGGAGAGGAGGGGGAGGGCGAAGACACCTCGGGTTTCGAGCCTCCCCCACCTCCCCCCACCCCGGTTACCCCCACCGCACCTGATGCTGACTTCTACGAGATCGCCGGCCGCAAATACGATCCTCGCACCGTGCAAGCGTGGGCCGATTTCGACGCCCGCGTCACCCAAGACCCCGGCCTACGCGACGTTATACAACGCTACCTGACCGGCGGCACCCAAGGCATCCAACAGACCGCGCCGACCCCACCCGAACCAGCCCACCTCGACCTGCCTACCCTCCCCACGATCCCGGAAGAATACGAATCCGACGAAGCATACCAGTCGCTATACAAGGCGATGCAGGCGCAGCGTGACGCTATCAACCGCATTTCGCATCAGGCGGCCCAGGCGGAGCGTGTCGCCGCCCACCAAGCCCAACAGACCTACACCGACATCGCCAAAGGCGCGATGACCTCGTTCCAGCAGCAGCACAGTCTCGACGACACCACCATGCAGGCCGTGTCGCGTGCGGCTGCGGCCACAGGTTTCGCCGAGAAATACATGGCCGGCATAGACCCTCTTACCGGCACCCCCGTCGCCCCCGACCCGTACAAGGCTGTCATGTCGGCCCTCAACGCAGGCTACATGATGGCCCCAGAAACACGAGAAATCGAGATCGCCCGCATAGCCGCGGCCCGCCAAGCTCGCACCGTCGAGGACAACACCCGCAAACAGAAACTCGCCGGTATTTCGGGCACAGGAGGTTCGGTTCCTCGCACACAGACAGTCCCATCCAACCCGCAGGACGCCCGCGCCGCCCTCGTCGAAGAAGTGTCGCAAATGTTCAACGGGTCGTGGGCAGGTGACGGAAGCTAACTAGGAGACTATCTTGGCAACCCCTATCGGTACTAACGAGATCAGCTCTATCTCGCGCAGGTACATCTATCCGACCCTGGTAGACAACGTCTACCGCTCCAACCTTATGTTCTTTCGCCTTAACGCACGCAACAAGAAAATGCTGCAAGGCGGCTACCAGATAGAAATACCGCTCGTCTACACGCGGTTCGCGGCCGGTGGCTTCTACCAGGGCATCGACCAGCTGGACATCTCGCCATCGGACACGGTGAAAAACGCCGCGTTCGACTGGAAACAGGCGTGGGTGCCGGTCACCGTCGACGGTCTCACCCTCATCCGCACAGACTCACCCGAAGCCGTCGTCAACTTCCTGTCGTTCCAGTTCGAGCAGGCCCAAACCGAGCTAGCAGAAATCCTCGGCGGTGGCGTATGGTCGAACGTGGTCGCGAACAACAAGTCCATCGACGGTCTCGTCGGGGCGGTCGACAACGGTTCGGTCGCGGCAACGTACGGTGGCCTGTCCCGTGCCACTAACACGTTCTGGCAGTCGAACGTTACCACCATAACCCCGCCGCTCACCCTGGTCGCGATGATGCAAATGTGGGGGGCGTGCACCGAGGGCGGCCGCCACCCGACTATCATCGTCACCACCCAACAGGTGTACAACCTGTACTGGGCGTTGAACACGGGTGTGAACACCACATCGGGGGTGCCCGGTCAGGCGTTCCCGGTGCAACCGCAAGGCACTGACGTTCAGCTCGGGCAGGCCGGTTTCACTAACCTCGTGTTCAACGGTGTGCCTGTCACCGTAGACTCTCACTGTCCGGCCGGTAACATGTTCTTCCTCAACGAGGACTACATCTACCTGTACGTGAACCCTCGCGCCGATTTCAACATGAAAGAGTTCCGCGAGCCGGTCAACCAGGATGCTATGACGTCGCTTATCCTGTGGGCGGGTAACGTCTGTCTGTCGAACTGTCTCCGCCAGGGCAAAATGCTCGGCATAACCTCATAGGAGTCACATGCCTACCCCTGTTATCAACTATGCCGGTTCGCCGTGGACGGCTGGCGCGACCTGGCAGACCAACCAGTTCGGCAACTTCGGCACCCAAGAGGTCACCAACTTTACCAACGGCTCCAACGGTACCCTGTGGACCGGTGACGTGGTGGTGCTCGGCTCCGGTGGCCCGGCCGGCACCATCCCGGATGTCACCGCCCTCTCCTGTGATACCACCACAACCGTCTCATCCCCGTACGTTATAGGCGTGGTGGGTGGTATGACGAACATGGCGTCCGCGGGTGGGCCGGTGCCGTTCCAAACCCCGCCGTGGCGTTACGACTCTGTCACCACGGCGGGCACAGCCACCGTCACAGACACCTCCGCCATCGCCTCAGATCTCGGCAAAGCTGTCGTCGGGCCTGGCATCCCGTCCGGTGCGTTCATTATCTCTGTCACCGCCGGCGCATCGTTCGTTATGAACGTGGCAGCGACCACCTCGGCCACCGCCACTGTCGCCCTCGGCCCGGTCACCGGCTCGGTAGCGGCAGGTTTCCCTGGTGTCCCACCCGGCGACACCGTCCCGGTTGTCATGCAAGGCTGGGCGTACGTGAACGTGGGCGGTAACACTGTCGCCGCCGGTAACCTGCTCACCACCTCCGGCACGGCCCGCGTCGGGTCGGTGGTAACCTCCGCGGCTACCCTCATCGGCACGTTCATCGGTGTCGCACTGGAAGCCCAGAACGCCACCGGCACCATCACATCCGGTGACGGTTCCACGTCCCGCCTTGTCCGCGCCTGGATCACCAAGTTCTAGCATGCCACAGACCGCCGTCGGCGTCGGCTCCATCGTCAAAGTCCTCAACCTTGACCCTTCGCGTATCTTCCGCGGCATGTGGGACCTGGCCGAATATGTGATACCGCCCGGTGGGACAGAGTTCATGCCGTTCGAGGCCATGAAACTGTTCTTCGGCGACCCCCGCAGTACGGATAGAGTCAGGTCATCGCGTGACAGCAAAGGGCTGGTGGCGTTCCTGCCCGACCGCGCCGGGGAGGTACGCCGCCTCCGCCTGCTCTACAACCACGGTTTCGGTGACTACAGCGGCAAAGAAGGCCCTGACGTGGTGTGGGAGCAGCACAAAATCCCGCATGTCGCCGTGTACACTCTCGACGACCAGCTCATCCTCACCGTTTTGGACGACCCTGCCGGCCGTTCGGTCCTGCCTGCCGTGGCCACCCAGCAAGAAGAACAGGATCTCCGCGAGACTGTGATCCGCCAGGGCCGCCTGCTCCAGTCGCTCATGGACCGCCTCGGTGTTAACAGTCTCGACGACCTCGACACCCGCAAAAACGTGTACGACCCGGCCACAGACGACATCGTCCCGGTCCGCGTCGAGAACACCACCGACCCCGAAATGTACGACGAGCTGCCAGAGGACCGTTAACGAGGCCGCATGGCGGCACAACCCGACCCATACGACTTTTCGGACCTGCTCACATGTAGCAGGTCCGAACTGCGAACACACCTCGCCAAAACGATAGCCGAACTCGCCACCATGTACGAGCATGTGGCGTTCCTCAGAGTGACCGCCACTATCAAAGACGAATACTACGAGGCGCAAGGGCATCGTGATGCGCTGATCGAGCAGAAATGGCTGATATTAAGGCTGATGGAAGATGCCGACTAGGCCGTTCTCCGACCCTGCCCTCGAATGGGTGTCGATCAGCGATTTCACGCCGGGCATATACCGGTTCTCGCGTGTGTCGACCGCGACCACCTATACACCTAACGCCCCGCTCGGCTCTGCGTCGGTCGCGTACCGGTGTGTGGCCAGAGAAGGGTACGGTCTGACCCCTCTCCCCCGCTATGTTCTCGTCCAAACGCACACAGCTACCGACGCCGCCCAGCCGGTGTGCCTGTCGATGGGTAACATGCTGTCGCTAGCAGCCCGCGGTGGGCCTGTCGGGGATTTGGTGTGCGCTATGCTCGTCCAGCACGGCCATCCGGAAGTGCGCACCGACTTCAACGTCACCCGCCTGCCGCTGTACCTGGCTAACGTGCCTGCCGGCTGGCCGAACCCGCCGTACGTCCCGTTCACGGTCTACTCGAACTCCACAACAACCCTGGTCGGCCCGTCGCCAGGCTATGCGTGGCCGTTCAACACCACCTCCTGGCCGATGATGGATTTCGCCTCGTTTCGTGACACCACCACCAGTCTGTACGCCCGCACTGTTATCACCACCGACCCTATCGCTACTTCCCTGGCTCTGTCGACGACCGGCAAGTGGGTGTCGGTGCGTGGCTGGACGACACCGTCCGGTACTGGCCCCCCAGAATCGTCTAACGGCACGTTCTCGCTGCTCGGGGCTATAGGCTCCTATCCTCGCATATTCTACCATGCCACCCGCATGGGCATATGGCAGGTAGGGTCAGCACAGACCGCAACAAACGGGTTTGTTGCCACCGACAACGACGTCCTATACCTGTCCGACTCTTACACCCCGAACAACATAACCTCGGCTGGCACGTTCTTTCCGGAGATGGGCACGTTCATATCCACATGGGGGAGCATATCGACAGGCGAGTTCGTCGGCATCTACAACGAAGGTGGGGCGATCCTCATATACGGTTCGCTGTTCGCCCCCGACCAGATCATCAAAATACCGGGTGTGGCCGGCACTATGGGCATGATGTCGCGTGCGGCGCTCACCAACATCGGTCTCATATACCCGCGGTTCAACGAGGGTGCGTGGGTGTGGAACGGCGATAATACTTCCACCAAAATCTCGTCGCAGATCCCCGACGACCTGTTCGACCGCACCAAACAGTCCCAAGGGTTTCAGGCGTCCCCGATCATACAAACGTCGATGGCGAAACTCGGCCCGTATGTGCTGTTTCCTGGTAACTGGCTGTTCAACACTCTCACCAAATCGTGGTGGACGATCGAGGACACCACTGTCAACAACTTCCAGGTGTGGTGCGCGAACGACACCCAATGGCTGTTCGGGTCGCCTGGTATAGCCTACGCCAACGCCGGCCAGACCGCCACCCTCAACACGTACGGTTGGGATTTCGGCACCGCATCACAATCGTACAGGTGGGTGTCGTCGCCTCTCCCTGTCTCACAGGACTCGCTCGTCTCCATACAACTCATCGAGCTGGTCGCCACCAACCAGACCAACGTCGCCTGCACCGTAACAATAACCCCGACCGTTCCCACCGGGCAGCGTGCCCTGCAACAACAGAACCCCACCCAGCCGCTCGTGTTCACTATCCCCGCGTTCACCGTCGCATACCGTGCCAGTCAACGTCTCGGCTACGCCGACTACAACATCCAACTCCAGGTCGACGCCACCAACACCAACGCCAACAACGCCGCACCGGTCATCCACCAGATAAACGTCGGGTACACGAGCACACGGGTGGCGGGAGTGCAGTAATGCCAGACAAACTGTTCATCCCGAACAAAGAGGCTGTCGCCAACACCCCACACGAACTGCCCCGCACGTTCCGCGAGATAGAACGGTGGGCGAACAGGCTGTCCGGCGGTGGCGGCCTGTACGCGTCGCTGACCGGGCCGGGCGAGACCACAACCCCCGGTGACCTCACCCAATCCGGCGGGTTCACGATCAACACCCCGGCCTCGTCGACGATGGGTATAGAGTTCGACAACTTCGCCTCCCCCGGCATACTGTTCCACGATTTCAGCGGCACCGGCGTCGCCATCAACGCAGACAACGTCCCGGCCGGTAACAGTGGGATCACGTTACAGGGCGGCGGGATCTACCTTCACGACACGAGCGGCAACAACGGGACAGGTATACGTCTCGAGACAGGTGCTACTGCCCCGATCTACTCGATGGCCCGCGGCGGGTTTATCGTCAACGCCCCTAACCTGCAATACTTAGGGCAGGCAGCGGTCTCTGTTGATGGTAACGGTGTGTTTATAAGTAACAGCGGTACGGGGTTCGCTGGCTCGCCGACCGGACAGACCGCCAACTACGCGTTCTACATGCGGTCGTACACGGGTGGCAGTATGATGATGCACTCTGACCGCACCATCTGTCTCACCTCAATCAGTAGCGCCTACGGCTCAGATAACACGAACACGATCATCCTGAATACGGCAGCCCAGGGTATCCCAAGCTACCCGGCCCATTCGTCTAATGCAGGCATATGGATAGAGGATACGATACCGGCAGGATCGGCCCACGGCGGTGGAGTGCGGATATCGTCCAACAACTTCAACATCTCCGTCAACGCACCCGGTGTTGGGTTAACAGCATCCAACGGAGCACTGTCATTCACGTCGCTGCAAGGCACGGGCGGGTCTGGTGGGACGACCGGCACCGGCATCTGGTTCAACCGCGGTAACCCCAGTGTCGTATCCCCGTCTACTGGCGGCGGTATCATCACTATCCCGTCCGGTTCTAACAACTGCCAGTTCTGTTTCGACACGGCAGGCGGGCATATTTGGGTGTCGGACTTCACGACGGGAGCATGGAGGCAGATCACATCGTGACCTACGAAACCCTCGTGTTTATCCGCAACGTCATCAACCAGTTCTCGATCAAGGTCGGCGAACCCGACTTTCGCACCACCGCCGCTTCCCTCATCACCGCCCTCGACGAGCTAGACAAAGAGATCGCCAATGCCGGTAACCCTGAATGACGCCATCTACCGTCTCCGCTCGGTTCTCGACGAGCCCGCCTATCCGACCCTGCCCGGCTCCACCTCCAATGCTACCACCTCCCCACAGGCCCGCTTTTTCACCGACACAGAACTGACGGCCTGGATCAACGACGCCTGCCGCGACATGGCCCGCCGCACAGAAGGTCTCGTCACGTTCGACACCACTATCACTATCCCCGCCTACGTGCCGCAGCCGGGTGTGTCGGCCCCCACCTACCCTCTCCCCGAGGACGTCATCCGCATCAACCGCATCGAGTTCGTCCCGACCGGTGCCATAAACCAAACCTACCCTCTCCAAGCGTCGACCCAGCAGCAGATGGACCAGGTGTGGGGCACCTACCAGCAGAACCCGGCCTCATACCCGCAGTTTTGGGTGACACGCGGCTACCCGGGCGGCAGCGGCCGCAATGACCATGTCCTACAAATCTACCCTGTCCCGTCGCAAGGCGGTACGCTCCAAATATTCTACTACCGCCAGCCGACTCGTCTCACCGACCCTGTTGCCACCCCGGCCAACTACAACCTTAACCTCGACTGTATCGAAGGTTGGGATGACCTGATCGTCGAGTTCGCCTCGTACAAAGCCCTCCAGAAGCAGCGCAGCCCCGAATGGCAGCAGCGCAAACAGGAGTACGAAGAAAAAATCCAGCAGATGATCGACGTCACCCGCTCGTGGACGGACCAACCTTCCTACATGACGTTCGGTACCAGGTTTATGCCGTCGTGGCTGACAGAATGGGACAGCTAACATGCCGGTCTCCACCCCTACTAACAACCCGTCGAACCAGCAGACGTGGAACAAGCAGGCGGGCGGGGAGATCGCCGGCCTGTTCGCCTCGCAAATGTTTCCGTCTATGTTGCAGAACATCTACCAGGGGCAGCAGTACGGCCAACAAGAAGCTCTGGCCGAGCCGCTCTACCAGTGGCAGGCCGGTGACCTGGCGAAACAGTACCAGTTCCAACAGCAAGGGTTCGGTGTGCAACAGGCCGGTCTCGGCCTGCAACGGCAACAGTACGGCCAGGAGCTAGCCCACCTGCAAGCCGGGTACGGTTTCGAGCAGCAGCAGAACGTCCTCAGCGGCCAGGATATCGCCGAGAACATCCAGAATGTTCTGAAACAGTACGGGGTCGAACAGCAGCAGTTCGGCTTGCAGCAAGGCCAACTCGACCTGGCGCACACCCAGGCCCGCCAGCACCAGGAGGCCACCGGTCAGGCGTCGTCGGTCGGCGCCCGCGGCCAGATGGAACAAGGGTTCGGCTACCAGCAGCAGGCCCTCGACCTGGCCCGCAAACAGGCCCGCATCGGCGAGCAGCACGCCATGTTCGGCCTCGAACAGCAACGCAAACAGCTGCGGTTATCCGAGGCCGAACAGAAAGAGCAGTTCGGTTACAGCAGCGAGCAGGTGCAGAACGGTCTCAACCAACTGAACCTGCAACAGAAGTCGCTTGGCATATCGGAGGCGCAGGCGCAGCAGCAGTACACCCACGCCCTACAACAGCTCGGCCTGTCGAACGCGATGGACGTCAACGGTCTCAAACAGCAGATCGCCGCCCTCGTCGGCGGTGGCTACTCCCCCATATCGTCGTTTATGGGGAAACTGGCCGACCTGCTCCCGTTCCTGGGCGGCATGTACACGCAACCGCAAGGAGGTAGATGATGGGCTGGTGGGATCACATAACCAACTTCGTCAACCAGCAGGCGAAGATGGCCGGCATACCCGGCGTCGACTTCGTTAACCGCATCGGCGGTGACGTTATGGGCGGCCTGAACCAGGTTGTCGGCCGGGGTGTCACCGATGTGCTCGGCCCGGGTGGTATCAACCCGTACGGCGACCAGTTCAAATCCGATTTCAACGTGACGAACGCACCGTCGCCGCCGTCGGGTGTCCACATGGCAACATCGGGTGGGGACACCAAGAAGGCTGATACTACCACCACTCTCCCACCGCCACCCACCGCCACCGCCACCGCCACTACCGGCACCCAAGCCCCTAACGATGCGCTCACCATGGGGCTCGGCATGTTCTTCAACCAGTATCTCGCCCCGCTCATGCAACAGCAGCAGCAGGCTAACTCGGCTCTCATCGGACAGTACGGCAAGGCGATGGACAAAGCCACCTCCCATCCTCTCCCGCCGGGGGTGGCCGACATCCTCAACGCGACCACACCCCAGTCGCAGGGGATGATGCAGATGATGAACCAGGCGGGGGCGCAGCAGGCGCTCGGCATGGCCCCGTTCGAACAGCTGATGCAGCAGATAGGCGGTCAGGTCAACGCCCAACAGGCCTTGCAGGACGCCTACACGAAATGGGCTAGCAACGTCGCCTTGTACGGTGGCGGGTCGCCGGCCCTGTCCCAAGCCTTACAGAAACAGTTCCCGCAAGGGTCGCTGGGCGGGGCGATGGCGGAAGGTATCGCCTCGGCGAACCTGACGGCCGGGATGGGCGTACCAGGAGTGACAGGCACCGGCACCCCTACCACCCCTACCCCTACCGCCGCACCCGCACCCACCGCTCCCACCGCTCCCACCACCGACCTCCAAACCCAGCAGTACACCACACAGCTCAAAGCACTCCCCGCCGCCCAACAGAAACAATACTGGGATTCGCTTACCTCCGACCAGCAGGCCGTGTACACCGCGGCCGGTTACACCCCCCCGGCGTAAATGGCTTCGTCTACTCTCCAGCTGGCGCAGCAGAACTGGAACCGCCGCGCCGCCCAGTTCGCCCAGGCGGGCATACATCCCGGCCAGTGGCAGCAGCTATACCAGCGGGACATCCAAGGCGTCTACCAGGGCGGCCAGCCGATGTCCGACGCCGAAATCTACGCTGGCATACAGTCGGCGGTTCAGCCCACCCCGGCCATACAGGACCCCCAACCGCAGCACGGTGGGCACGGTTTCCTGTCCGGGGTGCTAGACGTTGTCGGCAACATCCCCCACGATATAGGCGGGATCATCACCGGTTTCCCGGCCGCTATCGCCCACACCGCCGCCCATTTCCCGTCGGAGCTAAACAACACTGTCTCCCTGGTCGAGCATCTGGCGTCGGGTGACTCGACCTGGCTCCAGTCGAACGGCTACCTGAACAAAGGCGAGAACCTGCATTCGGGCTGGTCGGAGTTCGGGCAGATCCTCCGCGCCATGAACGCCAACGGCTCCAAGCAGCTTCTCCCGTTCATACCTGGCCTCAGCGACCTGGCCAACATGACCTCCAAACAGGGCCGCAACGTTCTCATGCAACACCCGGTCGGGTCGATGCTGGACGTGCTGCCAGAGGTCGGCTGGTTAGGGAAAATGTCGGTGGCAGGCCGCGACTTTTCGCTGGCCGCGCAGGCTAGCCGTATGGGCGCTGATGTGGGCGTGTCCACCCCCCGTTTCTGGGCCGCGGGCCGCGCCCTACAGAAAGGCAACCCGGTTAAAGCTGCTATCTCGGCGGCCGGCGACATCCTCCCAGGCGGGTTCGACGACGCCCGCCTCGCCAAAATAACGGCCCGCGAACGTATCAACATGGCTGCCGGTGCCAGCGGTTTCTCGCGTGCTATCCGCGAGAACATTGTCCGCCCGTACATGAACATGGTCGACGAACTCAAAACCCAGGTTCGCGAGTTCAAAGACGACGTGTTCGGCGGTGACGTGTGGAAGAACATGGACCCGGACCGCGCCTACTACCTGTACATGGGGTTTCATGCGCTGACGAACCCGGACACCGGCGAGGTGTTCAAAAGTATGGGCGAGTTCAACGCTTGGAGGAGAACGCTCGAACCGGAGGAGAACGCGGCGTTCACGAAAGCCCAGGATCTCGGCGAGAAAATACGCCGCTCGGCGGTCAAAGCAGGCTACGCGGCCCGCGTCCCGTACCCCAAACAGCTCGAGTCCGGCCCGTGGGATGGCATGGGGGGCATGACGGTTTCCACCAAGTCGCGTGTGTGGAAGTCGTGGGAGGCGGTGCAACGCAAACAGGAGAAACTCGACGCAGCGACCGACGCCAAATACGACATGTCGCTGACACCCGAGCAGAGGCTCAAAGCGCACAAGAACGAGACGAAATATTCGCGTGAGCTTGGTGACGCCAAAGAAACTCTAGCCCTAACGCAGGCCACCGAGTTTCCGGGCGAATGGAACAACGCTATCGTGGCTCACATGCGGGCCGGGGCCAAAGAGACCCTGTCCCCGTACATGTCGAAACAGCAGCTAGACCAGCTGGTGGCCGACATGAACAAGTCGACCTACGAGACAGACATGAAACGGGTCCTCGGCGACGACAACTATGCGTCGCTGAAAAAGGATGCGATCGACTGGTGGCATGACATGTCGATGAAAGGCATGGAGCCGATCTACTTCCATGATGTCAAACCGGCCGACATTGACCGCATTCTCTCCCCGCGTGCGAACGTAGAACAGGTCACAACCCCGCCGATGTTCAACCGCCGCGAGGCCGGGCTGCATTTCGGTGATTCGGTGTTCGACGTTCGGGTCGGGTTGACCCGCGCCCAGATGGAAATGGTCCGCGCCCAGTTCGTAGAAAAGTTCATCAACGACCACATTCTGCCCCGCGCGACCGACAAACGTGCCCAGCTTAAAGCCTACCAGGAGACACTCGACCAGCTTCGCAAAGACGGCCGTCCTGTGGGCAAGACGGCGCAGCAGCTTGTCGAGGAGAACTTTAAGGATTTCTCGCCCCACGATTTCGGTGTCCGCAACGTCAAGTTCAAGAATGTTGAGGGCCGCGAAATGCTGATCGACTCGGACACCCACCGTGTTCTCCGCCAGCTGTCGGAACCGTGGGAGTATAACCGTATGGGCAGCAAAACGATGATCCGCGGCCATTCCATATACAAGTTCGCTGTTCTCACCGGCCCTCGCCACTGGGCGCACGTCACGTTCGGCGGCATGATGTTTATGATGCTGTCCGAACCGCAGGCGGTACTGAAAATCGGGCAGGCGTACCGTATCATGCGGGCCGCGAACAAAGGGGAGCGGATCACCGACGTGCCGTCGCGTGTCATTCCCGGCTCGCCGCCGGCCGTCCAGGTCGGGCTTCACGGCCGCACCCTGTCCGGTCTCCGCGAGGACTACTACGAGGTCGGCAAACGTAACACCTGGGATCATCACGGTATCCCGCCGGCGGCGGGCTGGTCGTATCAGGTGGGCCAGAATGTCGGCGAGCACTACCTGACCGACCTGATCCACCAGGCGAAAGAGAAAGGTGTCCCGGTCCTGAAATGGGTGCCTAACAAACTGTCGGAACTAGAAACGAACACTATGACGATGTACAAGGTCGCCACTTACCTGTCCAAAAAGTCGCGTGGCGCCGACGACACCGCCGCCCTAGAAACAGCCCACAAACTGTTCGTCGACATGAACGGCATGTCGACCATGGAGCGGACAGTAATGAAACAGCTGTTCCCGTTCTATGCGTTCACCCGCCACCTGTTCAGGTATCTAGGTAACTACCCGGTCGACTACCCGCTCCGCGCCGCTATTGTCACTAACTTCGCCGAGCAGGAACAGGCGGACTGGAAAAGTGGGCTACCACGCTCGATGATGAGCTTGTATTTTCACGGTCACACCAACTCCAAAGGTGACATTACCGCCTTCGACCTCAAGAACGTCAACCCGTTCCGCTCGTTCGCGAACGATTTCTCTATGGCCGGGTTCACTAGCAGTCTGACGCCGTTCCTGACGGTGCCGCTGGCGGTAATGGGAGTGGACACTCTTTCGGGCACAACACAACTCTACCCGGGCACCACCTACAACCCGCAGACCGGCTCGCTTCAGGCTACCCCTAACCCGGGCTGGATGTTCGCCACCGCCGAAGCGTTCGTGCCGCAAGCCGGCCTTCTCGACCATTACATGAAGCTCACGAACAGCACCCGCCTTCTCGCCAAATACAATCCTCGCGCCTACCGCAAACAGATCTACAACATGATTAACGTGCCGTTCGAGCCGCAAGTCGTGAACGTGCCGTACGAGAAAGAGATAACGGAGATGCGCCGCTTTCGTGCCGCGCAGTCGGCGGTGGCGCTAGTAGAGAAGAACCCGTCGCCCGGCAATATCTCTAAGCTGATGACATGGAATGCTGTCCCGTTTGACAATATGCTTGTGTCGCCGCAGGCGTTGGCGTCGTATTATGCTCGGGTTCGGGCGGCGTTGGAGCAGGCGGGCCAGGGGCAGATCTCCCCGAAAGCGGTCATCCGCAAACCTCCGCAGAGGAAGGCCCAGCTTGCTTCCTTCTGATCGGCCTCTGTACGTCCCGCTGCGCCCCTGGGACCCGGAGTTGTGTGTCAGGTACTTGCCTGGATGTTACCGCCCAGTAGAACGCAAATCAGGGGGCTGTCGGAAATGTCGGATTCGGGGTTAACTCGCCTTTCCTACGAACTGATGGACCAACGGATAACCCTCAAAGTCCTCTCCGAGTTCACCACCATCCCCGCCGCCCTCCTATCCCAGTACGTCACCGGCCACCGCCAAATCTCCCGCCACCACACCGCCATACTCGCCATCGCACTCGACATCCCACCTAACGACCTTCGTAAACCAACCCCACCCGACCTCGTCATAGTAGACGAGGACGAGTGGGGTTTTCATAACCCTATGCCGATGTACCGTTATAGACGAACAAAGGCCGCTGGATAGACCGGTCGTAAGCTACCCGGTTCCGGTAAACGACCTCAACACGGCTTCTTGTTGTTCCTTTGAACGATTGGGCCAAGTCCATTGTTGTCGACTGGCCGTAGGTATCGGTACACCAGCCTGCCCGCAGAAGCGGATAGTAGAGAGGATGGGCGTAGCCGCTGAGAACGACAGCCCCCTTCGCCGCGACCATGACCTCAACGAGACGCCTATGGAAGTCATCTCCGGGTTCCACCGCGTAATACTTATTTCCACCACGGGTGTCCAGAATGTACGGGGGGTCGAGATAGAAGGTCGTGTCGTCGGTATCCCACTCTCTAATAATGTCGATACCGTCTCTACACTCAACCTGGACCGACCGTATTCGATCGACAACCGCATTCAAAGTGTCCTGCCGGGCGAACCAACTGTCAGCGTTATTGACAGTACGGTTACGGGACCAGTCCCCCGGCCCTGCAAGCCTCTTTCCAGACACAGACTGATTGAGGACGGTATAGAACCCGACTGCGCGATCAACCGGATCATCTCGTCCCTCAAAGCCAAGAGCTTGCTCGAACTCATAACGACTGTATGGGACCAAGGCAACTCGCCGACGGAATCTCGCATAACTATCGTCACCGCGGAGGACTCTGAAAAGGTTGACGAGTTCGGTGTCGAGGTCATTGTACACCTCGATCTCGCTCCGCGGCCGGTTCAGCAGCACCGACCCACCACCCCCGAAAGGCTCGACGTATATCCGGG